TGGAAAATAGAGCTCGACAGGCTTGGACCGTCAAGATCGAAGCTTAGCGCGTCTCATCCGCTCTAAGGACTCGGATTTCTTTCGACTTTTTAGCTCGAGGATGATCGAGAGCTACAATAGCTTCGGCCATTTCCTCGGATAGCTCCAGGATCGATCCGGAAACCGGATTACCCGCGACCTGTAAAATTGTCTCTTTGATTTGATCTTTACTGGCCATTCAAAGCCTCCAAAATTTCGAGCTTCTTCTTCTTGAGTAACAGTAACCCGAGAGAGTCCTCTTCCGTGAGTCCTTCCGATTCTTCCACTTCCGGATCTGGAGACAGAGTGTCCAAAACTTTCGATACTAGACTCTTTTCCTCCGTGGAAATATCTTCTCCCTCTTCGATCTTGAGAAGAGTGGTAGCTAGTCCCTCCGCGTCAACGTCCGCTCTCTGAGCTATCAAGTCCAGACCGCGAACTGAAGCGCTCCCCGCGGTTCCTTCATATGCTGGAACCGGAGTTAGCGATACCTCATGAAGTCTAACCGCTTCCAGAGTGCGGCGATTTCCAGATTCGTCCCATGAATCTTTGATCGTTGAAAATCCAAAACTTAGACTATCGATTACCTGAGTTCTTACTAGCTCCGCTACGTCTCGACCGAGAGTAGTATTCGGAAGCTTCGCTCTTACCTTGAGACCTTTATCGTCTTCCTGTAAAGAAAGCGTCCCGGCCCGCGTGCTACCTAAAACCTGTCCGGAATCGTGATTCCAGTAAAAGAAAACATTATTGCGCGATTTCAGAGACCGACTGAAAGCTCCCCGCTTGATCCTTTCAATGAACGGTAGTGGTTGGCTATCGGAATCGAAGACAGCCGCGTAGCCCTCAAAACTCATTCCGTCTCCGTCTTCGCGGAATTCGATTTCCGTAATATTAGTTCTCGTCTCGAGCTTCTTCACGCTCTCTCCTCTAGCTAATCCAATATTGTCCGCTTCAATTTTAGCAACTACATCCTTCGCGTATTTCAAAACCCTCTCCGCGGCTCTCTTAGACGGTCCAGAGCCCCAAAGAAGATGAGCTACCACTCCCGGAGACGGATAACCCTCGTTCGAAGGATCCGCGGCCGGAGCGTCCAGGTCGACAAGATGACGAGAAATCCAAGAAACCATCCTCGACCATTTATCCGGAGAAACATTCCCGGCCGCCATAGCCCGAGCTTCTTCGATGGTCCGATCGACAAGACCATCCCCTCCAAGCCCTTCGCTGTAGTATTCGAGCCCTCGACGAGCCGCGGCTCTCATGTAGGCCGGAGGAGCTAGATTTACGTCCCGCTCGGAATCTCCGTTTTCCTTAGTGCTCTTCGGATGGCCCACTGGAAGGAGGTCATTATCCGAAATATAGAGAGCGTTTTTCGGACTCCCAGTCTCCAAAAGATAGAGGAAAGCGTTTACCCGAGCCATGCTCCAAGCCGCTCTCGAAACATTTGGCCGGTGACTTGTCGAGTATGCTCCCGAACCTCGACGATAGACCGCTCTAAGTTGACCTATCGACGCTCTAGTCCAATCGGGACGATCGTCATCCATCATCTTTTGATTATGTTCTTCGACCTTATTTTCGAGAGCTGTCTCAGTGCTATCCGATAATTCAATATCCCCATCTTCATCGGCCGCGGAACCTTCCGGATTTTTTTCAGATCCGAAAATCTGATCCTCTTCAGGAGCTGGAGTGGAAGCCTCATCATTTCGATACGAACTGTATCCGGATCCTCCCTCGACTAGTTTTTCATATTCTGAATGAGTATCGCAGGGCATGAAAATTGTCTCGCCGTCGGACGTCATTGTGTGATAACCCGCGCATCCGATAGCTTTCGCCCGATCGAGAGCTTCTTCTTTAGTCGTGAACTTGTCTCCAGGGAGGGCTATACGGAACTCTTCGCCCTCATAAGTACCTCCCGGCTCCAAATCTTCCGAGATGCTGATAGCGACCATCTGCGCGATAGCTTCGTCCTCCGAAGCGTGACACGCGATCAATTCGCCATCTTCTTTCACTACTGCGAAATTATCGCACTCCGGATGCTTATCTGTTATGAAGTAGGGCATTTATTCGACTACATCCTTATACTGAGCGTCTACGTCCGCTCCTTCTTGCGCGGTTTGAGCGTTTTGGGCGACACTTTGCAACTGGACCGAAGCGAGTCCCGTGTGTGGCATTGGAGGAAGACCTAACATTTCCAAAACGGAAGCCGGGTCATATCCAGCGAAAACCAAGTCTCTCGCCATTTGGACTCTTTCTTTCTGAGCCCTCACGTCAGAATCCTCTATATTCACATTCGCTAACGGCACTCTTACAGCATCAGCGGACGAATTTTCCATCGGCCGGAGGTCCTCGAGTCTCCGAACGTCATTTACGCTCAAATAGCCAGCTTGGAGTCCGGTCGAATACGCTTGGCTTCGAGTAGAAAGATCGGATCTTACTATTGCGTCAATATTCCATCGAAGAAACGCATTTTCTCCCGCTGGCTCTCTTTTCAATAAAACCGACAGACTGTCCTCTAAGCGGCTAAGAATCGGTCGGAGACAAGTTACCCACCACGACCGATTAGATTCCTCTAGAGACGCGTATGACGTCGTTCCAGGCACATTGAGAAGGTGACTTGGAATCGAAAAGATTCGAGCGACCTCCTCGACCGCGAATCGACGAGATTCTACAGCTTGAGCGCTCTCCGGATCGACCTGAGTCGTCTTGAAAGTTGCTCCTCCGGAAAGAACTCCCGTTTTCTGGCCATGTCTCCATCCTCGATGCCGATTATCGAAGTTTCGAGCTAATTCTGAAGCTTGCTCCGCGGTCAAATTGCCCGGAACTTGTAGAACTCCATTCATATTAGTTCCAGATCCGAAAAATTTCGCCGCGTAAGCTTCGAGCGCGAGAGAGAGCCCTAGCGCATTTTTCATCATTTTTACGCGACTTATCCCTCGAACTTGTCCCGGTCGAAGAATATCCGTGATATGGATAATCTCATCATCTGAAAGAGTTTTTTTCTCCCCCTCGACCGTGAAAGTTAGACGTCCAACTCCGTTTCTTTTCACGTTCACACTATGAGGATTCAAAACCATGAGATTCACAATTTTTCCGCGGCGGCTGAAAACTCTAATGAAAGCGTTTCCATCCATTAGCATCGAGATAATGGCTTGAGTGTAGAAAGCCGATCGGGACATTCCGACGTCCGGCTGATTTACCCATTCAGGTTTCGGACGAAATGGCCGTCTAGCTCCATCTCCATCTCGAAAAAAACAGTCAACGGGGAGAGTCGAAATCGTCCCGGCTATAAGATTTATCGCCGAAGTTACCGCGGTCACTTGGAAAACCGTGTCCGAGTTGACTTGAGTGTCCGCTAGAGACCCGAAAGCTATGTCGTCGCCCGATTCGAAAACAGTCTGGAAAGATATCGCTCTTTCGTCGAAAAGTCTGTTGAAAACCATTTTTTTAGTTTCTTCCTAACGCTAAACCTATAAGTATCAGAAAACCGCCACCGACAATTACCCCGATCGGGACGTGCATAATGACGACTCCCGTCGTTATGGCTACCGCTCCGGCTATCTGTATAAAAGTAGACATAATTTCCTATCCGAAAAATTGTGGAACTACTTCCTCCATTGTAGTCCCTATATGAGTAGCGCGGTCGTAAGCTATAACAGCGCAGACCGCTAAATCTATTTTACGCGGCGAAAATTTCTTATCCTTCACAATTCTAGGTCCAAGCTGATCCGTCTTGACGATACAGTTCTCGATATGTCGAGATAGAGCCGGGTCCCCGTTATGTGTGAGTTGCGAATCTAAAACAGCCTCTAGGAATTTCTGCGATGCCGGAACCATTCGACGCGGAGAACTGGAGTAATACTCGACCATAGGAAGCCCTTTTTCTGCCAATACCTCGATAGATCTCTGCCATCGAAACGGGTCACAAACTATTTCTCGAGTCTTCGGATAATCTTGAAAAAACTTGATTATCGTATCCTCGACGTCTCCAATATCGACTCTCCATTCTGGCCCGTCATTATTCAAGTCTTTCTCCCATAAACCGACCGGGACTATTTTCGCCTTTTGTCCGTCTTTAGGAATAGTGACCGCCACTAACGCAGTGCAATCGTTAGCGAAAGAGCCGTCGAATCCGAGAACGATTTCCTCCTCCGGATCTAATGAAAGGTTAGGGTCGCCTAACTTATCCCATTCTCCATCGGGGAGCCATGTATCATTCCCCGAAGTCCAAATATTCAAGCGTTTCGTTTTGAATTCTGACTCAGTAGTTCTTCGAACCGCCGACTCAAAATCGGCCGGGTCCGAAAGATCCCCAAATCCAGGATTCGCCTTCCTCCAAGTTTCCGGATTTTTATAGTCTCCTTCGGACTCCCACCATGCCATAAAGAAAGTGGGATCATCTATTTCTTTCATAGCGCACGCTTTCCCGTACTGGTAGAGCGTATAGGCGATCGAGTCGCCGCCAGTCTGATCCCTCATTGAGCCCGCGGTCGTAATCCCGATCATGTTCGCCATCTTTCCTCGAGCACCCATCGATAGACTCATAACGTCCCATAAAGCTCGAGTCCCGAGAGCGTGAACCTCGTCGACGATAACTTGAGTACTGGATAGTCCCTCCGCGGAGTAGGCTTCGGCCGCTAAGACTCTATAAACGGAACCGGTATCCGGAAATTCGATCGCGTCTCTATAAAATCGGAAGATTTCTTTCAAATCTGGAGAGTTTTCCGCCATGCGTTTCGCATCCGAAAAAATGATTCGCGCTTGCTCTTTAGTGGCCGCTACCGAATAGACCTCCCCTCCTTTCGGTCCAAGCGTCAAAGATGCTAACGCTATCGACGAACCTAAAGCGCTCTTTCCTGATTTTCTGGGCATTCCTACGAAATTGACTCTATGGCGAAGGCCAGATTCATCGGAAGCGAACATATGAGAGATCAGCTCTTTCTGCCAATCCCTAAGAACTAATTTTTCCCCGGCAGATCCTCCGACCGAATCTTTAGTAATGATTCCAAATTTTTCTATGAAACTCATGTAGAGCTGTGCCCGATCAGAGTTTAGAAAATTTTTCGGAACTTCAGTAAGCCATCTAGGGGGCCACGGACTAAAGCTCATCGGCTCTAGCCCTCAGCTCTTCCAGTGCCGATCTAGCCTTTACTTCAGCGACTCCAAGACGAGCCCGGTCAGAGGGAGAAAAACCAAGAAGAGACATGTTAGAAACTATTTGCTTATCGATCTCCCGTAGACTTCGGCGATCTTCTCGCTCTCCAAGCTCCGAGACGATTCGTCGAAGATGCTCCCTCTCGTCCAACATTTCGCACGTCATTTGTAACAATTCAACGTCCGAGCCGGGACTAATCCAAGCCAATCCCTTTTCCCATACTCGATCCCAGAGTGCTAACCCCGCTGGACCTAATTCCCTATGCGGAGAAGGACGACTAGAGGCCATCGGGAGAATAACCATGTCCGATTCTTTCGGCATAGCCCGTTTACCAGGATTTCCTAGAGCCCTTTTCTGCTCGATGGGCTTAGCCGGTCGACCCGCTGGCAATATGACCACCTCCTCTCCAATCGTATCTCAAAGAAATAATTTCGCGGGTGTGTGCGTTCAGT